CGGTATCTTTGGTGATAAGATGAAGGCAATCGGCCTTTGTTTGAACCGTTTTGATGATGATACTAAGGCATCATTCCTTGACTTGTATACCAAAGTTGATGCAGGTGCAAATACTGAAGTTATCCTTGCCTCTACAATATCTGCTAAAGAAAGTCCAGATGAAGAGAAAGAGGAATATGAAGATGTTCCTTTTTAATTAAGGCGAATGTTTATTAATTGCCTGATAAATGCTTGCTATCTCTCAGGTATTATGTTATAATAATATTACATTTGAGAGATTGAATCGCCTCTTAAATAATTGTTCTTTCAGCGATTCGTGTTTATCATGGAGTATTCCTAATGTCAGTTAAATCAAAAGTCCTCGCCTATCTTTCTAAAGATAGTGCATACAACACCTTGACCGCAAACAAAATGCAGTCAGTATTTGGTGTTGCAAACCCATCCGCAACTATTAATGAGTTGCGTAACGAAGGTAATGCAATTTACTTGAACACTCGCATCAATGCAAGTGGCGAGAAAGTGTCCTTCTATCGCTTGGGTAAACCAACTAAGCGTATGGTTGCAGAAGGCATTGCCTCTATCCGTTCACAAGGTGAGCGTGCATTTGCCTAATTAAAGGCTAATCCGAAAATAAGGAGAGATATATATTAGTATCTCTCCTTTTTTTTATTTTATGGATATAATATGGAAATTCAAGTAAATGTTGAAGAACTAAAAAAGAACAAATTGTTCATTGCTACACCGATGTATGGCGGTATGGCTTGCGGTCTATATGTAAAATCTTGCCTTGATTTACAGACCACCATGATGGGTTACGGAATTGAAACTAAGTTTTCTTTCCTGTTTAACGAATCATTAATCACAAGAGCTCGTAATTATCTTGTTGATGAATTTCTCCGTACAGATTACACACACATGCTGTTTATTGATTCAGATATTCACTTCTCACCACAAGATATTATTGCATTAATGGCATTAGATAAAGATGTTATTGGTGGCCCCTATCCTAAGAAGTCTATGAACTGGGGTAATATTGCTGAAACTGCTCGCAAACATCCAAATCTGGATCCTAAAGAGCTTGAGAATGTTGTTGGTGAATATGTTTTCAATGTCGTAAAAGGCACAAATCAATTTCAAGTAACTGAACCTCTTGAGGTTATGGAAATTGGAACTGGTCACATGATGATTAAACGCCATGTGTTTGAAAAGATGGCAGCTGAATATCCAACTATCAAATATAAACCTGACCATGTAGGTCAAGCACACTTTGACGGTACACGTTACATTCACGCATACTTTGATACAGTAATTGACACTAAAGAATCTATTGTTGGTGGTGGTTCTGACCGCTATCTATCAGAAGATTATATGTTCTGTCAAATGTGGCGTAAAATGGGTGGACAAATCTACCTATGTCCTTGGATGCGAACACAACATATTGGTAGTTACGCATTTACTGGTAATATGCCTGCTGTTGCAAACTATACTGGTCGGCTATGATTATTGGGTTGGTAGGTTTTATTGGTTCTGGTAAAGGAACTGTTGGTGATATATTTGAATCTCACGGATATATTAAAGACAGTTTTGCTAAACCATTAAAAGATGCCTGCTCAATGATGTTCGGTTGGCCAAGAGAGTTACTAGAGGGTGATACCGAAGTTTCTCGTAAATGGCGTGAAGAACCAGACAATTTTTGGAGTGAAAAATTCGGACATGCTTTCTCTCCAAGACTTGCCCTACAACTAATGGGAACAGAAGCAGGTAGAGATGTGTTTCACAAAGACATTTGGGTTATGTCATTATTAAATCGTGCAAAAGGTAAAGACGTTGTAGTTACTGATGTTCGTTTTAAAAATGAAATAGAATATATCCAAAACAATGGTGGAAGAATCATCCGAGTAAAGCGTGGTGATGAACCACATTGGTACAAACTTGCTGAAGATGCAGCTTCTGGTTTCTCATCAGCAATTATGGGAATGAGAGAATTGGACATACACCGTTCCGAATGGGATTGGGTAGGTTCTGAATTCAATTTTACCATATACAACAATGGTACACTTGACGAATTAGGCAATGAAGTTAAAAAGGTCTTGCAATTCATTCGTTAGTGGTGTATAATGACTTATATTATTTTTTTGTGGAGAAAATTATGAAACTATCTAATGACACCTTGAGTGTTCTAAAAAACTTTGGTAACATTAACCAAGGCATTTACTTTAAGAAAGGTAAAGTTCTAAAGACTGTATCTTCTGGTAAAAATATTTTGGCTGAGGCTACAATCAACGAAGAAATTCCTGCCGACTTTGGCGTTTACAATCTAAACGAATTTCTTTCCGTGGTGTCTTTACATAAAGATACTCCAACATTTGAGTTTACTGAGAAGTCTGCTGTTATCATTGGTAACAAAGGTCGTAGTAAAACAAATTATCGCTTCTGTGAGCCTACTATGCTTACAGTCCCACCTGAAAAACAATTAACAATGCCTAGTACCGAAATCTCTTTTGAGATGACGGCTGAAGACTTTGATTGGATTTTGCGTAGTGCATCTGTTCTAGGTTCACCACAAATTGCAATTCAATCTGATGGTGAAAAGATTAACATTGCTACACTTGATACTTCAAATGATGCTGCTCACACCGATGCACTTGAAATTGCAAATGGTAATGGTGACAAGTATCGTATGGTTTTCAAAACAGAAAACATCACTAAAGTCTTGGCTGGTGGTTATGATGTTCAAATCTCTTCTAAAGGCATTTCGCACTTTAAGAATAAGAAATCTAACCTACAATACTGGATCACAACTGAAGCCGGTTCTAAGTTTGAAAAGGCATAATCATGGACACAGTTGATTATGAAAGTTATGATATCACAAAAGAACAATACATTGCTGTATTAGAGATGGAGAGAGGTCTTCTTTTGCGAGATTACTTCAAACCACAAACAGAAGGTACTGGTCATTTCAATACTGCAGCCGGTGTATTAGAACACCGTATTAATGAGCTTAAAGCTCAACTTTGATTTTTTTATTTTATATTATGAGGTATTGTTATGGAACATTTATTATGGACAGAGAAGTATCGTCCTAAAAATATTGAAGATTGTATTCTTCCTGAACGGCTAAAGAAACCGTTTCAGGAGTATGTTACTCAAAAGAACATACCTAATCTTCTACTTACTGGCGGTGCAGGCGTTGGTAAGACTACTGTGGCGAAAGCCATGTGTAATGAAATCGGTTGTGATTTTATGATTATCAATGGTTCTGATGAGAACGGTATTGATATGGTCAGAAACAAAATCACCAACTATGCATCATCAATGTCTTTTACTGGTGGTCGCAAAGTTATCATCATTGATGAGGCAGATTATCTTTCTGCAAATGCTCAAGCTGCTTTTAGAAATGCGATTGAAGAGTTTGCTGGTAATTGTTCATTCATCTTTACTTGTAACTTCAAAAACAAAATCATTGAACCGTTACATAGTCGGTGTGCCGTTATTGAATTCACACTTAAAGCTTCTGAGAAGTCATCTATGGCTACTCAATTCTTCAAGCGTATTCAAACAATTTTATCTTCTGAAGAAATTGCATATGAAACACCAGTTGTTGCTGAGTTAATCAAGAAACACTTTCCTGATTTTCGCCGTGTGATTAATGAACTGCAAAGGTTCTCAAAGTTTGGTAAGATTGATACTGGTGTTCTTGCACAGATTATTGATGTATCACTTGCTGATATCATTAAGTTTATTAAAGACAAAGACTTTGGTGCAATTCGTAAATGGGTTGCAAGCAATGATGTTGATCCTGCTTCACTCTATCGTAAACTGTATGACAATCTATATGAGGTACTAAAACCTCAATCTATTCCTCAAGCAGTTGTTATCATTGCTGACTACCAATACAAACAAGCTTTTGTTGCAGACCAAGAAATCAATCTTGTTGCTTGCTTAACGGAATTAATGGTGTCATTGGAGTTTAAGTGATTGATTTATTAAAACCTACTTTTGACTGGATTCATGATGACTGGACTTCTAATCGCTCTCGTTTTGTTATTGAGTTGTTCGCTTGGGCTATTTCTATTGGTTGCAGTATTACTATGGCAGCCACAGTCCCAAACCCTCCCCTTGTTGGCTAACTATGTCTTGTTAACTACAATTGATACAATCGGACTAATAAGAATGTTATGAAAGAGATTGATTCTTTAGATATTTTTTTTGAAGATTATACTCTTACCAATTATATTAAATCTAAATTAGATGACCCTTGGAAAGGAACTAACTTTGAAGGGTATCTGAAACTTAGTGCTTCTCAAATGGGGTTTTTTGGTCAATCTTTGGTCGCAAAAATAATGCGTGAGATGGGTTGTGAAGTGTGTGATAGATTAAATCCTGGTCACGATAAAGTAATTGATGGTTATAAAACTGAAATAAAATTTAGTTTAAGTACACAAAAAGATAAATTTATCTTCAATCATATTGCTTGTCATAAAGATTGGGATAGATTGATAATTCTCGGAGTGAATTTTGACAATCATTTTCGTATGAATTGGATAGATAAAGAAGATTTTGTCAACAACATAAATTCTAGTAATCGTATCTTTAGACGCCAACAAGGTGGCCAAGATGGAGAAAATGATGACTATATGTACGCCGAGAACTATTTGAAATTGAAGAACACGGGTATATTACAAGACATGGTTTCGTGGATGAACCACGGAAAGAAACTAACTGGAATTGAATTTTGGTATGAAAGTATATAATGAATCCGTTTGACTATGTAAATCAAATTTTATATGGTAAAAAGAACCTGATTGTAGATGAAGAGTCTGAGAAGGGCTATGCTCCATTTCTAATCAATCGGTCTCTTTCTTATCATAAAGACTGTATCGCCTATGCCAATGAAATGAATCGTAGGCACCACTTAGACAAGAAGTTGCAATATGATTTTTTTCTAAATACTATTAGGTCACAGAAAAGACCTTTTGCAAAGTGGGTAAAGTCTGAAAAAAGTGAAGATATAGAATGTATAAAAGCCACCTATGGCTTCTCAGATACCAAAGCTCGTGAAGCTCTACGCCTACTAAGTAATGAACAAATCCAACAATTAAAAGAACAAACCGATATCGGTGGATTAGGAAAGTGAAATGGCAGATTTAACTAAGTTCGTTGAGGTAACACTCAATGAGCAAGATGATTTTCTGAAAGTAAAAGAAACTCTTACTAGAATTGGTGTATCCTCACGCAAAGAAAAAGTTTTATATCAATCAGTCCATATCTTGCATAAACAAGGTCATTATTATTTGGTGCATTTTAAGGAATTATTTGCACTAGATGGTAAACCAACAAACATCTCCGAGAATGATATTCAAAGGAGAAATGCAATTGCAAAACTACTGGCAGAATGGGGTCTAGTAAACATTACAAATCCTCAAATAATCGGTGAAGATGTTGCACCTCTGCATCAAATTAAAATCATTGCTTTCAAAGAAAAGAATCAATGGGAATTAATACAAAAATATAACATCGGTAAGAAACCAAACGAAATTTTGAATAAATAAAGTTTGCCTAAAAAGTGCGGTTAATTGCCGCATTTCTTTATATTTTGTGTTATAATAACCAAATATTAAAAAATTATATTATGAAAATCGCAATCTGTTCCGACCTTCACCTTGAGTTTGGTGATATCAATTTACAAAACACCGATAATGCCGATGTGTTAATTCTTGGTGGTGATATCTGTGTGGCCTCTGATATTGGCAAACCAGACCCAAACAATTTTATGGAAGGTGCAAAAAGTAATCGTATTACCGATTTCTTCAAGCGTTGTTCTTTCCAGTTTCCGCATGTAATTTATATTATGGGTAACCATGAACACTATCATGGTGACTTTGCTACAAGTGGAAACAAAATTAAGTCTCTATTAGAATCTAATATGTTGAGTAATGTTTATTTACTTGACAAGGAAACTAAAGTGATTGATGATGTAACATTTATTGGTGGTACATTGTGGACTGACATGAATGAACACAATGATGAGACCATGTTTCATGTTAAACAAAGAATGAATGACTTCCGT